TGAATTACCTGGATCATGACGCTTCTAGGTTCGCTGATGACTACCAAGCCATCAGCTTCCTTCGGAAATACCCCGGCTTCAAAACTGGGGTGGACCCGGAGGCCGCTGCCTGGGATAAATTCCAGGTGGCGGAAAGACAGTGTCGAGACACCAATGCTCGGCTTCGCCAGTGTCGTAGCTCGGGGTCTTACCCGAGCGGAATGGCCGGAATACTTCACCGGTCTTCTGAGAAAATCTACAACTGGCTTGGTCGTCTAAATGCAGAGGTGTGGGCCACGAAGTGCCGTTTTGGACCGGGAAGCGACGACCTTACCAAAGGGAGTCGGATATCGGTCTACAACAAACTTCATTCGGGCTTCAGCGTAACTGCTGACTTCCGAGACGGAGCGTGCGGGTTGGTGTTAAGCCATCCGCGCTGGGCTCAGTCGATTCTAGGTGATGGATGGGTAGTTGGATCTCCTGTCTCTATCTTAGGAAAGACGGCCACCGGCAACAAAGTCGCCTTTGTACCGAAGACTGCCCTGACTCACCGCTCGATAGCGGTAGAGCCACAGATGAACATCTATGCCCAACTCGGGCTGGGTGGGACTCTGAGAGAGCGCCTGCGATCCAATGCAGGCCTCGACCTCGACGACCAGGAGCCCAACCGGGCTTCTAGTTATCTAGGGTCAGTCAACGGTACCCTGTCAACCATCGATCTCAGTGCGGCCAGCGACACGGTCGCAACTGAACTTGTCCGAGAACTGCTCCCCCCATCGTGGTTCCTGGCCCTTGACTGGGTCAGATCCAAAGTGGGGACGTACCAGGGGAATAACTTCTGGTATGAAAAGTTCTCGTCCATGGGCAACGGCTTCACCTTCGAGCTTGAAAGCATGATATTCTATGCTCTAACGCTCTCGGTTTGCGACGAAATAGTTCCTCGTCGCAGTAAGGAAGCTCGCGCGTTTGGTGATGACATCATCGTCCCAACCGAGGCATTTAACCGCCTCGTCGAGGTACTCGAGTTTTGCGGCTTTTCCACAAACATCCGGAAGAGTTTCTCGACCGGTGTGTTTAGGGAGAGCTGCGGACACGACTACTTTAATGGGATACTTGTCCGTCCTTTCTTTCTAGATGAGGAAATTGATAGTGTTGAAGGTCTTTTCCGATTGGCTAATGGTCTCAGGTGCTATGCTAGTCGTCGCAATCGTTACTATGGTTGCGATGGCCGGCTGCGGCGCCCTTGGCTATATGCTTTTTCTCGGATTCCACACTCTGCAAGGGGGCTTTTCGCCCCCTGTCGTACCTTAGTCAGGTACGATGGCGGTAATTCGCTTGAGAGTGGGGACGGTGGTCTCATCCTTTCGTGGGATGAGGCCACCATTTCCCCTTGGTTCCACCGCTCAAAAGGCGGTCACCAGGGGTGGACCTGTCTGCACTACACTGCAGTCACGCGTAAGCGTAACGTACCGCGGGTTGCGACCGAGAGTGATATCTTGGCGTATCTCCTGTATGTCTGCAGGGACGGATCTCCATCGAACCCGAGCGGGGATAAAATCCCGTTTCGAGGTGGCGAGGAGAGGCGACTGTCGG